TTTTGCAAGAATTGGAGCTGAATTCTATTCACCATTAATAGCTCAAAATAGTGAATTAGTTAGACTATTTAATGCATTAAGAGTTCAAGTTAACCAAGTTAAAAAGTCTATTTCATATGATGAAACAGTTGGTAACTCATTTGCGTTAATAAAGAGATTAACTGATTTCATCCTGGCAAGAGCTGGTGAAATTGCTGATTTCTTTGAAAATACAAACTTAGCAAAACCTATATTCGTTGGAATAGCAGCTACTGAATCCTTTATAAATGTATTAAAAGGCCTATATTCAATTGTTAAGCCAATTGGACAAGCATTCTCAGAAGATTTTCTTACAACTGATGTAATGGATTCCATGGTAGATGCTACAACATATTTATATAAGCTTACTCAGAATATGAAGTTATCAGAAACAAGTAGCAATAATCTGAAAGATGCTGCTAAAGGTGTATTTGATGTTTTAAAATTAATAGTTGACATAGTTGGTGACTTATTGGGCGTATCAACATCGATGCTTAACCCAGCAGGTTCATTATTAGATCTATTTATATCTATATTGGGTGTATTAGGTAGAGGTACTTCAACGTTAGTTGACTGGATACGAAATTCAGAAGTATTGCAATTTATATTTGATGGGGTTTCTACAGCATTTAGAGATTTTATGAACTGGATTGCTGGAGCTACAGATAAAGCTTCTGAGTTTGTAAATCATCTTAAAGAGATGGAATCAGTTCAAAGATTAACTGAGAAAATCAATGAATTAGGAACAGCTCTTGAGAAATGGATAATGGATCGTCTACCAGGACTTGGGGATGATCTCGATAGTTTGTTTGATATCATTGATAAATTTGTGTCGTCTGGAGCTGATAAGGTTATAGATTTTATAGCAAATTCATTAGCAGACTTGATAGATATAGTCATGAACTTTAAAGCTAGTGATATAACTGCAGGCCTTGATGGAATCGAAAGTAACCTTGGCAAAATAAAAGCATTCTTTACTGGTAATGAAAGTATTAATAATTATCTAAAGAATATGTATGATTACTTTGTCAAAATGAAGAATACATTTACTTTCGATAATTTAATGGATAGTTTAGACAAATTACAAAATAAATTTGAGAAATTTGTAGATTTTATTAAAGGAATTCCGAATGCTATAGCTCCGTTCTTCTCGGATGTTACATTTGGTGGTTTAATAGCAACTGGTAGTGGTATTGCTTTACTTAAAACATTAAATCAATTTTCAAGTGCTCTTAATAGTGTCACAAGTACTATAAAAAGTACATTTAATAAAATAGGAGGTGCATTAACTCAGTGGCAAAAAAAACTTAAAGCCGAAACAATGAATGAATATGCATCTGCTATAAAGAAAGTAGCAGAAGCTATATTAATACTTGCAGCAGCTTTAATACTGTTATCATTTGCCGACATGAGTAAAGTTATGCAAGCGGCAGTAGCATTAGCACTGCTTGGCTCTATTATAATAGCTGCTTTAACCGTATTTGAACAGATCAAGGCAAAAGCAAAAACTGCAGAGTCAGCTTTATCTTATCTAACAAAAGGTCTAGGCAATGCAGCTAATAATTTTGCTAAATCATTTAAATGGAAAGCTATCGGAGCAACATTTCTTGACTTTGCAGCTGCTATAGTAATTATCGCAGGGGCCATAGTTGCAATCGGTTACGTATATCAGCAAAATCCAAACTTAATAAATAATGGAGGAATTATAGTTGGAACAATAGTAGCTGCATTGCTTATTATCATATCTTTAATGTCCGCATTAGGACAAGAATACTCACAAGGTATGAGAGCATTATCTTCAGTAATGATTGGTGTATTAGCAGTAGCAGTTGCTTTAAATTTAATTATAGTTGCGGTTAAGAGTATATTTAATCTTGAAATTCCATCAGATTACCAAGACAAAATGGCTATACTTGGTGAAATATTACTTGGAATAGCAGCATTAATATTAGTTGAAGGAGTTGCTGCTAGAATTGCTGGAGACAATAAAGCAATATCAGCACCATTAATATCAGCTGCAGCTGCAATATATATAGTAGTATTGGCTGTAGATAAACTGTTTAAAATGAATTTACCAGAAGACTATGAAGATAGAATAAATATCTTATATGGTATATTTACAGCATTTGGATTCTTAATGCTTGCCGTTGGCATAGCAGGTGCAATTGCTGGAGGTAAACTTAAAGCAGCTGGAACAATATTATCATTTGCTGCTCTATTAGTTGTAGTTGTTGGAGCTTTGACGATTCTATGTATGATGCCTTATGAATCATTAATAAAAGGTGCAACATCATTAGCAATAGTATTTGCAGCAATAGCAGTAGCTTTAGTAGCAGCTGGTACAATAAAGACAAAAGATGCATATAAATCGATAATAGCACTTGGCATAATATTAGCAGAAATCGTAATAGCATTTGGTGTATTATCTCTTATATCTTGGAGTAATATACTGAAATCAGTTGTTTCATTAAGTGCAGTATTAATATCATTAGGATATACATTCAAACAAGCAGCCAAAATGACAAATGAGAATACTTACAAATCGTTGGCTGTAATGACTGCAATAATAGGAGAAATAGCTATAGCATTATTTGTATTGGCATATCAACCATGGAGTAATATGTTAGCTTCTGCAGCAGCTATGAGTGCTGTTCTATTATCGTTTGCATATACACTTAAGCAGATCTCAAAATCAAGTGGAATAAAATCTGATAAAATAAATCAGATCCTAAAAGCGTCTGTATTGATGATTGTTGTTGCTGGTTCGCTTTATTTACTATCAGAACAACCATGGTCTGGAATGTTAGCATCAGCAGTAGCAATGAGTGCTGTTCTATTAGCTTTCTCGGAAGCTATGAAGAAAATATCAGCAGCCAGCGGGATAAAATCTGATAAAATAAATCAGATTCTTAAAGCTTCAGTTGTTATGATAGCAATAGCTGGAAGTTTATGGTTAATGTCAAATCAACCATGGCAAAATATGTTATCTTCTGCGGCAGCCATGAGTGCAGTATTGCTAGTATTCTCAAAGTGTCTAACTAATATATCGGAAGCTAAGTTTGAAACCGGTTCTTTGATTGCACTTGGTGAGGGTATAGCAGCTTTGGCAGCAATAGCTATAACGTTATATGTATTAGCCGATCCAAGTTTATCATGGGAAAATATGTTAGCTGCAGCTGTATCATTAAGTGCAGTATTGCTAGCTATGACAGCAACGCTTAAAATAGCAGGATCTACAAAATTTGACGTTACTACAATATTATCATTTATTCCGGCAATAGCAGCGATTATTGCAATAGCTTGGTCACTTAAGACTTTAGCAGATTCAAGTTTTGACTGGCAGACTATGTTATCAGCATCAGCAAGTATATCACTTGTATTGTTATCGATGTCTGCAGCAATGGTTATATGTGCAATTGCTGGAGCTGCTGCAGCTGAAGCATTAATAGGTATAGCCTTGTTAGATGTTTTTATAGCAGATTTGGCAGCAATGATGTATGCACTTGGATATTTATTTGAGAATTTTATATCTGAAGAAACTTTAGACAAAGGCATTGAAATCCTTGTTAAAATAGGTGAAGGTCTTGGTGAGTTTGTTGGTGCTATAGTTAAAGGTATACTAGAAGAAGTTTCAGGTGCACTACCAGTAATTGGTCAAAATCTTTCTGATTTCTGGACAAATGCTAGTACCTTCTTTAATGGGATATCATCACTTGGAAGTGATGCCGAGGTTAAAGCAGCAGCATTAGCTGGAATAATAATAGCATTAACTGTCGCTGACTTTATAGCTGGGGTTGAGGATTTCTTTACTATAAGTAGCGGACTTGTAGCTATGGGTAAAAATCTAACAAATTTCTGGATGGCAGCATTGCCATTCTTCTTAGGATTGTCAACACTCGATCCATATATAGCAGATGCTGCTGGAATATTGGCTGATATGATATTAAAGTTAACAGTTGCTGATCTTATAACTGGAATTACGAATTTCTTAGGTCTTAGTGGAAATCTAGGATCATTTGGAGATGATTTAGGAGCTTTAGGTGAAGGGTTAGCAACATTTGCTGAAAAAACTGCTGGAATTGATTCGACATCAGTACAAGGAGCAGCTGCGGCAGTTGAGATACTAGCTAATCTAGCAAATAAATTACCTGGTGAAGGTGGATGGATACAATCAATATTCGGAGAAAAGAGTCTTAGTTCATTTGCTGAACAACTCGGAGTACTTGGTCCAGCTATAACACAATTCGCTGCAGATACTGCTGGAATAACATCCGAATCAGTACAAGGAGCAGCTGATGCCGCATCAATATTAGTTGAATTAAAGAATAACCTTCCAGAAGAAGGAGGTTGGTGGCAATCGATCTTCGGAGAAAAGAGTCTTAGTTCATTTGGAGAACAACTAGGAATTTTAGGACCGGCGATTGCTCAATTTGCAACTGATACTGAAGGAATAAATGAAACATCAGTTAAAGGTGCCGCAAGCGCTATATCAATATTAATTGAACTACAGAATAGTCTTAATTCAACAGGCGGTTTAATTGATTGGTTTAGTGGAAATAGTGATTTGGGAACATTTGGTACTAACCTAGCATCATTTGGTTCAAGTTTTAAGACATTCTATGACTATATAGTTGACGTTGAAGCAAGTAAATTAACAGCTACTGTTAAATCGTTAGAATCATTAGTATCATTCGCAAACCAGGTAGCAACTGTGGACGTTAATCCAATGATAAACTTTGTTACCGGAATGCAAGCATTTGGTGATGATAGTATTAATGCATTCGTTGATGCATTTAGTAATTCTAAAGCTAAAGTAGAAGTTGCAATAAAGACTTTATGTACTACAGCATCTACTTCTGTTACGACTGGATTTGATGGTTTACAGGAAAAGATGAAACAGATTGGTATTAATGCTATGGCCGGCCTTACACAAGGTATGATATCGCAAATGGCATCAGTATCCAAGACATCAAAACAATTAGCAACAACAGTTAGTACCCAGTTTTGTACAACTCTTGATATAAATTCACCATCCAAGTTATTTGAAGAATTTGGTGGTTATATCGATTCGGGTCTTATAAATGGACTTAGTAAGAATTCAAAATCAGTAGCAAAACAGACAACTGCTTTAGCTAAAACAGTCGATAATACATTTAGAGACTATATGGGTATACATTCCCCATCAACGTTAGCCGAACAATTAGGTTTAAACGTTGATGAAGGACTAGCTAATGGACTAACATATGGAGTAGATAAAGTTAAAAGTGCATCTACAAATCTTGGAAATACTGTTACTAATACACTTACAAATACATTGAGTAATGGTTCAGATGGAGTTAATCAACTACTTCAAGATAAACTTGGATTTTCTTTGGATATTATAACTAGTACGGAAGATGCCATAGAAGATGTAGAAGAAGATTCCGTGGAATCAGCAAAAGAGACTGCAGAAGCAAAATCAAAGATCGCATCAAGTTCTATAAAAGTAGAAAAAGATTACTGGGAACGACTCCTAGAAATTAAACAGGCAGGTGCTGATGCTGATAAATATAAAGATATGGAACTTAAAGATTTTAAGGAAAATATCTTATCTGATGCAACTGACATTTATCAGAACTATTTGGATGAATGGGAGTCGGCAACTGACGAAATAGCAAAATCACTTAGTCTCTTTGATGAAGTTGAGGACCAGGAAGCCAAGACAAAAGATGAGATTGTTAAGAATCTACAAGATCAGATAAAAGCTATTGATGAATATGCATATGTAATGGCTTCATTAGATGATCGATTAGCTGGAACTGATTTATTAGAGTATTTACAGACATTGGGAGTTGACTCAACAGAACAGCTTAAAGTCATCAATAGTATGACCGACGAAGAGTTAACAAACTACTCAAATCTGTACGATACAAAACTAGCATCAGCAAATGTAGCAGCTGCAGCTCAGTTAACAACTCTTAGAACTGATACAGAACAACAGTTAAACGAATTATTTGGTGCGATCAATACATCAGTAAATCTTGTTGATTTCGGTGCAATGTTCGATGGAACTATTGAAAGTTTAACAAGTTATGTTGAACAATTTATAGAGCCGTTTGAGAATGCAACCACCGACATACAAGAAGCAGCAACTGGTTTAGGAGAAGCAGCAGTAGAAGGTATTACGGAAGGAATATCTGAGATTGATTCAGATGCAATAATTGAACCAATAACGGATGCAATCACAAATGCTGACACATCAGACTTAAAAGAGGCTGGCGGATATATGGTTGAAGGTATTGGCGAAGGAATGACTGATAGTACTGCTGGAACTGATGCCGCTACTCAAGTAGTAGATGATATATTAGATGCTGTACAATCAGAAGGAGAAATCCAATCACCATCACAATTAATGGCAAGAGAAGTTGGTCCGTATATAACAGAAGGTATTGGCGTTGGTATGGTTGATGGATTGGAGTCACTTGGCTCTTATGTATCAGAAGTAATGACTGGAATAATTGATTTATACAATGCTGAATTAGAAACACAAGATTTTACAGAAATCGGAACATCCATTACAACTAGTATTCAGACCGCTATAGAAACGGAGTATCCAAATTTCAAAATCAGTGGAAATACAATAGTTGAAAATATCATTTCAGGCATAACAATACAATATCCAACATTATATACAACTGGAACTGAGATAACAAATCAATTAATATCAGCAATTGATTTACAACTTCCAAATTTTAAGTTAAAAGGGACTGCAATCATACAACAAATATTATCAGCAATATATGATAAGTATCCAATTCTTGTAACAACTGGACAAACAATATCTAATAAAATATTTGAAGGTATTTCTTCTTGCTATGATTCTTTCTATCAAGCAGGAGCAAATGCTACTATGGGTTTTGTAAATGGTATGAGGTCCAAAATACAAGATGCAGCAAATGCAGCAGCAGAAATAGCTAGAGCAGCGTATGAATCAGCTATGTCAGCATTAGATGAGCACTCACCTTCGAAAAAAATGAAACAAGTTGGTGCTTACGCTGGAATTGGATTTGTTAATGGTTTAATGAACTATGTAGCTAAAGCTGCAAATGCTGGTGAGGAATTAGGTTCAAATACTCTTAATGCAGTAGCGGATGCATCTGACGGAATCCAAAATGTCTTAGATTGGGATTTAATAACTGATCCAGTAATTAAGCCAACAGTAGATATGTCAAGTTTAACAACATCAATATCTGACATAAATAAAATGTTTAATGAGGCTATCCATTTAAATGCTGATTTAGCTCAGTCCGCAGCTGTAACTTCGAGAACTACTACTGATGATACAGAAACTAAACAAACACAGAAAGAAGCTGATACCTCTGGTAATACATATAATTTCATTCAGAATAACACGTCCCCCAAAGCATTATCGAGAATCGAAATTTATCGTCAAACTAGAAATCAGTTTGCTCAATTTAAGGAGGCGACTAGTTAACTATGATAAAAGCTATAACTATAACTAATAATCTTGGTGAGTCTATTCGCCTCGACTTAACTGATCCTTGGTCATCTGGTTTTATAATTAAAAGTATAGATGGCCTTGGACCATCTTCTGCAACCGTCAATTTCACAGAATTAGCAACAAATGATGGAGCCATCGATAATTCAGCTAGGATAAATTATAGAAATATAACATTATCATTACAATTTCTAGAAAATCCAACAATTGAATCAATGAGACTCCTAACTTATAAGTACTTCCCAATAAAACAAACAATAACATTCCTGATTGAAACTGATACAAGAATATGCGAGACTTCTGGACGAGTCGAATCAAATGAACCTGATATATTTAGCAAAGAAGAAGGATGCAAGATATCAATACTTTGTCCAGATCCTTATTTTTATTCAGCTGGAGAAAATGGAGATAACACAACCGTATTCTATGGTACAGAACCGATATTTGAATTTCCTTTTGAAAATGAGTCAATAAAAGAAGCTACTATTGAATTTGGTAATATAGTAAATCGAACTGAAGGAGTAGTATACTATGAAGGTGACGCCGAAACTGGAATAACAATTTATATTCATGCAATAGGTGAAGCAAAAGGTTTGGCAATCTATAATACCGGAACAAGAGAAGTTATGAAACTAGACGATACAAAAATAGAAGCTCTAACTGGATCTGGAATAGTTTCAGGAGATGAGATAACTATCAATACCTCAAAAGGAAAGAAAAGTATTACATTACTAAGAGAGGGTGTATCAACAAATATATTAAATGCTCTTAGTAAACCAATCAATTGGTTTCAATTGTCTAAAGGTGATAATGTATTTGCCTATATTGCAGAGTCTGGACTATCAAATTTACAATTTAGTATAAGCAATAAAACAATATATGAAGGAGTATAATTATGGAATTGTTTATTCTTAATAATAAGTTTGAGTCAGTTGATGTAGTAGATAAATACGAATCATTAATCTGGACTGATAGATACAACGAGTGTGGTGACTTCGAAATATATACGACTGCTAATTCAGAAATGATTGCCTTATTTCAAAATGACTTCTATTTGTGGCAAGAAAACTCGGAACATCAAATGATAATAGAAGATGTAAAGATAGAATCTGACACAGAAACAGGCAACCATCTTACCATAACTGGTAATTCACTTGAGAGTATTCTAAAACGAAGAATTATTTGGAATCAAACAACAATATCCGGAAACCTTCAAAATGGAATTGAGAAATTATTAAATGATGCGATTATAAATCCATCGGATTCTAACCGTAAAATAGAGAATTTTATATTTAAAGCTAGTGAAGATGAACGAATAACATCTTTAACAGTTGATACTCAATACACAGGGGATAACTTGTATGATGCTATTGTAGATCTATGTCAAAATAACAATATCGGTTTCAAAGTGATATTAGATGAAGATCAATTTATATTTTCTTTATATATTGGAGATGATAGGTCATATGATCAGGAAGATAATCCATATGTAGTATTTTCTCCAAACTTTGAAAATATAATAAATAGTAACTACAAAGAAGTAAATAGTAGCTATAAGAATATAGCTCTTGTTGCTGGAGAAGACCAAGGTTATGATAGAAAGAAAATAGCAGTAGGTGAGACAACATCAAGTGGTTTATCACGTAGAGAACTATTCGTAGATGCTAGAGATATATCATCAACAGACGGTGATACAACAATTAGTGACTCTCAATATTATTCTCTACTAACTCAAAGAGGAGAAGAAAAATTAGAGGACTATAAAATTACAAAAACTTTTGACGGGGAAGTTGAGTCAACTCAATTATATCGATATGGGGAACATTTCTTCATGGGTGATATATGCCAACTTGAAAATGAGTATGGGATGGAATCAAGAGTTAGAGTAACAGAATTCATCTATTCTGACGATCAAAATGGAAGTAAAACATATCCAACATTTGAGGTCGTTGACGAAGATGATGAAGATGAAACGTAAAGGAGATGATATAAGATGGCATTTAGTTATGGTTTTTATAATTCTTTAAATCATGATAGAAGATACGATGCAACTCAGTTTTCTATGATATTTGATGGAATTATATCTGATGGTGTGTATGCTACAGTAGGTGATGCATTAATTGTCAAAGCTAGTGAATTAGAAAATACTGTTATTGTACAGCCTGGTAGAGCATGGTTTAATCATACATGGAATTATAACGACTCTGATTTATTAGTTACATCAGATCAGTCAGAAATAGTTCTTGATAGAATTGATGCTCTAGTTATTGATGTTAATAGTAATGAATCATATCGAGAAAATAGTATAAAGTGGGTTAAAGGAACTCCTTCATCAAGTCCTTCAAGACCAACATTAACAAATAATGGAACAGATCATTTTCAGTATCCATTATGCTATGTTTATAGAAAAGCAGATACTGAAATCATTACACAAGATAATATAACCAATATGGTTGGATCTTCTGAGTGTCCATTTGTTACGGGTATACTTGATACTGTTGATATTGATGAATTACTACTCCAATGGCAAGACCAATGGGCTCAATTTATGATTGAGTATGAGAAATCAGCAACTGATTGGGAAGAAGAACAGCAAGCAGATTTCAAGAATTTTTACAATGAATTTAAATTACAATTAAGTTCATTTGAGCAAGCATCTGGAAATGAATTTAGTGATTGGTTTTCAAATGTTAAATATGTTCTTGATGGTGATGTTGCAGGTAAACTTCAAAATGAAATTGATGAAATAACAGAAACAGAATTCAATAGATATTATAGTCTATTTACAACTAGTACGGATATAAGCGATTCTAAAGATACTATAGTATCAAAAACAGATGAGGCTACAATCACTACAAAATTTACAACTGATGAGGATGATGAGATTATCACTACAACTATTGTAATGAATTCTGGTAATTATGATTACATAAAAACCACTACAATCTCATCAACAGATGATGGTGACCATATAGAAACAACATACACGAAACGAGGTAAGTAAGGGGGTGTTACATAATGAGTTATAGTGTATCAGGAACAACTATCACTTTAACTAGAGGTGATAGCTTTATGGCAACTATTTCAATTATAAATCCAGATGGAACACCTTATATAGCAAGTGAAGGAGATAAAATACGTTTTGCACTTGGTAAAGATTATAATTCTAAACCACTAATAATTAAAGATATATCAATTCAAGATTATCGTTTAATTATAGAACCAGATGATACAAAATTGTTAGATTATGGAACATATGTATATGATGTACAATTGACAAAATCTGATGGAACTGTTGATACATTTATTACAAAAGCTCGACTTAAATTAACGGAAGAGGTGGAGTAATATGACAGGTTCCGTTATTTACAAAGATGCAACATTAAGTGGTTCTTTATCAAGTATTGAAAATACTATGAGTGGAACTTTAACTCCAACAGGAGCAGGTTCTATTGAAAATCCATATACAGGTTCATATGAAGTAACACCAGACGTATTTAATCCTCAAATTCTAAAAACTAAAAATTGCATATTGACAGACGACATTGTTATAAATGAAGTGCCATACTTTGAAACTAGCAATGATCAAAATGGAATAACTATTTATATAGGAGGAAATTAACATGGCAGCACAAACAGTAAACAAAGTTATTTATGGTGGAAAAGTATTAATTGATTTATCGGGCGATACTGTAGTAGCAGACAAACTCTTATCGGGCTATAATGCTCATGACAAGAGTGGTGCAGTTATTGAAGGTACATGTACTTATGATTCAGATACTTCAGATGCTACAGCAGCAAAAGCAGAAATTCTTACAGGAAAAACAGCATATGTACGAGGCAGCAAGATTACAGGTAGTATGGCAAACCGAGGTGCTGTAACAGGAACCATCTCAACTAAAGAACAGGTTTATACAGTTCCACAGGGTTATCATGATGGTTCTGGTAAAGTATCGATTGATGCTACGGAGCAGAGTAAGCTCATTCCTGCAAATATTCGTGAAGGAATAACAGTACTTGGTATAACAGGTACAATGTCTGGTACAGAGGATGCAATTCCACAGGCTAGAAATGTAACACCAACAACGAGTGCACAGACAATCCTACCAGAAGAAGGATATAATTATTTGTCTCAGGTTACAGTCGAGGCAATTCCATATGTTGAAAGCGAAAACTCAGCAGGTGGTTTAACCGTAACAATAGCATAGGAGGACATAATCGATGGCTGTGAATAAAGTCGTTTATAATAATGAGACCTTGATAGATTTAACAGCCGATACTGTAACCTCAGATACATTAAAAAGCGGTTATACAGCTCATAGTGCAAGTGGCGAAGTTATAGAAGGAACTTATCAAGCGTCAATTTTGGATGAATATTTAGCAGAGCCATCAACCACAATTATTGATAATGACAATGACGTGATAACACAAACTTTTGATGAGGGAACTGTTGTCACGTCTTTTTCAACAGAAGACAATGTTGATACAATAACTAGTACAATAACATTAACAGATGGTTCTATATATATTCGGACTACAACAATTACATCAAATGATGATAAAGATACAATAAAAACAACGTTAATAAAAACAAATTAAAGGAGATAATAATACATGTCTTGGGATGAAGCAAAATATACAATTAAAAAAGTTTTAGCGGGCATCGAAAGAAATCAGATAACTGGTATTCCACCTAGAAATATGGAAACTTTCTCGGCTAATCCTGGCGATAAGAAAGTAACTATTAGAGTTAAGGTCCCAGATAATACAATAGTGGATAATCAGTTGCTGTGTACTGTAGCAGGTGTTAAAGTAATAAGAAAAACAGGTTCTATTCCATTATCACCCGAAGATGGAACACTTATACTCACTGTTACAGATAAGACAAATGTAACAAAATATATAGATACAAATGTTACAAATGGCGTAACTTACTATTATGGATTTTTCCCATATAGTGATCATGGGGTTTATAACTTCAATCAATCCAATATAATTGCGGCAACTCCAACAGTTATACATTTTTGGGCATTTGATCAGGATTTTTCAAATAAAGCACCAGCATCAACTATTACATATCCAACAGGATTTCAAAATAGTTCATTTGCAAAGATGCTAACTAATGAAGGAACTGGAACTGCTACAGCTGGTGGTTGGTTAGATTTTCTTCAAAATACATTAAAAAATTACCCATTTATGGTAAAGTCAAATGGAGAAGCAGATTATATGCTTGATCCAAGTGACTATTCGAAGAAAGCATTAGGTGAATCATCAGATTATAATAATACAAGTTATGCAGGTGGTGCATTCGCTTGGTTAAATAAAATATATATGTATGAAGAATATAGTTCAGATGGCGAAAAGAGAGAAGTTCAATTTGCAGATGGTCCTGCTGACGGATTTACACCTGTTGGATTCTATGATTTTGATCATAATGAGTTAGAAGGTGTATGGCTTCCAATGGGCTATATGAATTCAAATGGAAAGACATTAGTTGCTGGAACAACACCATGTGCCTCATTAACTTGTGATTCTGAATATACATTAATTAAATCATTTAGTCAACGAGCTGTATTCTTAGGTGGGCCTATATTAAGAGTATTGCGAGATCTTGAGTATATGTTATTCAAGTCAACAGACATTCAGTTACAAGCAGGACACGGTAGATGTAAAGCTGGTTCTAATGCAGTTACTGCTAATATATCAGTTGCTAATGGTAATGTTCCTGGATGGAAAGGCACAAATGGTAAAACAACAATGAACAAGTATTTCCATTCTCAGGTTCTTGGATCTTATCAGCAATGGATAAGAGATCCATATACAATTACAATTAACGGAAAATTATATGCATCTCCTTACTATGAGTATGATTTAACCGGTGCAAAATATGTTGATACAGGAATAACCCTAGCTGCAAATTCAGCATGGTGGTATGCGTCTCATTTGATAAGCATGGGCGATGCAAAATTAGGTTCGATGCCTAAACAAGAAAACACCGCATCAACAAGTACAGGTTTATGTGATGGAGGACCTTATGGAAATGCATCTGGTACACGTGTAGCCCTTTCGCTTGGCAATTGTAGCGACGACCTGATGGACGGTCCAGCCTCTGTGAATCTGTACTATGAGGCTTCTGCTGCGAACTGGAACTGTGGCGTCGGTGTTTTATTATTACCTTCTGTCGATTACGCACCAACGGTGCAGAATTAAAATGGGAGGTCTGGAGGCACTCCTCCAGTAAAAATTAGATTAATTACTATTTTGATATGTTTTTAGGGGATTTAGAGGGTTACCACCCGGCGTGTAGCCATTTCGCTTGGCAATTGTAACAACGACCTGATAGACGGTCCAGCCAATGTGAATCTGAACAATGAGGCTTCTAATGCGAACTGGAACAATGGCGTCGGTGTTTTTATACACTTCTTCTACAGGACTGATTCAATCGAGAGAAGTCAGTCAATGCTCTCTATCTTCCTACACCGCAGGCTATTGCAATATAGCTAGTTGGCGATTATTCGTACCAAGAGTGGAAATATCCGATGTAAACATTCAAAATAATGGTCGTATTATTCGAATGGGAGGAACAGAAGATAAATGAGCGGTAAACCATACACTCATCATTTACATCAGTACAAGTATCTATGGCGAGCTTGTACACAACGTGAGACGATAATATCTGCTTGGAAAAAATTACGTAAAGGTAAAACTAAGAGACCAGATGTTATAGAAATAGAATCCAAATTTGATTACTATGTTGATCTCATGACGGAAACTATCAAAAATACTAAGCCTGATGGCGATCAATCTAAAGCTTTTAAGCCAGCAATATTAACACCAACGTATAGACGAGAATATAACAAAATAAGAGAAACATATAGTCCTCCTATTTGGGATCAATGGGTGCATCATATTATAGTAAAAGTAATAGAACGTATCATAATGAAACATCTATATAAATATAGTTGTGGATCGATTCCAAAAAGAGGAGGTATATATGGTAAACGACAAATAGAGCGAGTATTAAAGAAAGGCGGATTCAAATATTTTGCAAAGATAGATATTAGACATTTCTTTAACAGTACTAGACTTGATATTCTTATACGAGAACTTAGTATATTCATAGATGATGATTGGTTCTTGTATTTAATACGAGTTGTATATACTCAATTTACAAATGGTTTACCTCTTGGATTCTATCTAACTCAATGGCTTGAAAATTTCGTATTAAATAGAGTAGACTGGTACATAAAATTAAGTCATCCAAAACTATTCATACGATATGTTGATGATATTATATTTGCTGATAATAATAAAAAATGGTTACATAATATGATAGAAAATATAAAAAAGATTCTGGGAAAGTTACGATTAAAACTTAAAGGAAACTATCAAGTTATACGATTCGAATATAAAAAGAAAAATGGGAAAACCATTGGAAGATGCATAGACTTTATGGGTTTCGTATTTAAGAGAAATAGAACAATTCTTAGGGAACGTATACTATTAAACTCAACAAAGATTGCTTATAGAATTGGAAAGATTAAAAATATAGCACTTAAACAAGCTCAATCAATGTTGTCACGTATCGGTTGGTTTAAAAATACATCAACTAAAAAAGTTTTAGATGATTTAATCATGCCAAATATAAGTATTAAATCACTCAAGAATATAGTAAGTAAATATCAGAGGAGGTATAATGATGAAAACGGAATGGACAAAGGAACTGTGCAGTCAAGAGCCTTTGCAATTCGAGCAGCTTAATGATGACACATACATTCAGAGAAGAAATATTCAAAAAGCTCCAGATAGAGAAGGTGTTGAAGATTCCGGATATGAATGCGAGAGTCGAATGATATCAAAAGATGTATATAATGATATGCTTGATGCGTTATCAGATCCATCACAAACTGAACTATTAAATAAGTTTAATATTGTAACAGAAAATCAAGAATCAAGCGATGATAATACATTGATTATAATGGATGCTATAGCTGATTTATATGAGTTAATATCTACTATTACTTCATAGGAGGGGTGGATATGTTATATATCATAATAAATTTATTAATAGGAGGTGATAATATGGTATCATTGTATGTTGCTTTAATTATTAATGGAAGAAGAACATTTAATCAGGTTCCAGCAAAACTTCAAAATGCAGTTAAAGCAGATCTTGAAGCACTTGGACTTGACGATAATGGTCAGCCAATCGAATAGGAGAAAAAAGTATATGGTGGATTTATACTGTAAGCTTATTATTGAGGGACGAAAAACAATCGATGATGTTCCTATCAAAATAAGGGAAAAAGTTAGAGAGCGTTTAGCTGAACTAACTAATTAAAACTGAATATAGCATAATTATAAAGGGGTGAGTCCGTTGTTCTGATTAATTTTCGTAACTTTTTTAGTTTGTGTTTTAAAATATAAAAGGAGAATTAATTATGGAACTTGAGAGAAGAAGTAGTGGAGTAGCAAAAGCTGGTTTAACAACTGGTATTATCGGAACCGCGTTAGGTACACTTGGAGCACTT